GGGTAAGTCCAAAAGGATCGTTTAGTCCTACTGGGTCCCATCCCCATTGAATGTCCCTGCTGCTTACCAACTCCGCAGAGTCTGGTCGTGGGTTTCGTAGTGCTTGGGGGTCTTCAACTGGAAACTCCCCTAATCTGTTCTGTGGCTGATCCGGTTCCCAACACTCGGGGCATGCCTTAATGTTAGTCTTATTTCCCTTAACAATCAGCTCTTTAAGTTCACGTAGCTTGTACTGAAACCCACATACGTCGCATATTGCGATTGCTTTTTGCCCAGACGCATACTTGTAGCTCATGTCTACCTCACGCCATAAATACGCGGCACCAAGCTAAGTGTGGCTTTTTCTCTATCTTCACCCGCAGCTAACTCAAACTGGCGCTCGTACTCGGCCTGTAGCATAGGAATACGTGGCATTAACTCAGGGTCTTTCTGGGCTATGTAATAAGCCAATCCCGCAACAAGGCAGGGCAAGAACCGGAAGTTAACGTCTGCTGTGTTTACCCCTGTACCGGCATCCTCAATACGACGCATACGCCAATACTTAAGGATGTAGTAAGGCGCTACAAGCGTGCCTTGATCTGGCACCGGCCATACTGTTGCTGTTGGGTTAGCCTGCCCACGGTCTATATACATCTGGATGGGGCGGCCTTGGCTTAGCTTGTTAGGGATGCTGGAGTACGTAGAGACGCTGATTCGAGTAATGTTTAGGTCAGACTGAGTGCTGATGTTGCCACTACCCGTACGGACTACGTGCTCTAATAAATCTATAGTATCTGCTGGCAGGTCATAAGTGGCTGTGCCTTGAGCGAGGTTTAGCGTGCCCTCTTCAATAGTCCACATGTTAATGCCACGGTTCTGCCACTCGATAGTCAACAGGTTCATAGAACGACGAGCAGTACGCAGGTCATAACCAGAACGCATTTCTCTACCGGCACGTTCCCACGCTTCTTCCGCAATCTCGGTGAAGTCCATGTTAAACGCTGTAGTGCCAGAAGTTGCCATTATTTCTTCTTCCTTTTAAGCGGGGCTACACGCTTGGGTTTTCCTGCTGGTTGCCCTAGGCGCTTCTTCTGCGCTACTCGGGACTTCTTTTCTGCCGCTGTCATTTCACCAGAGGTCTTAGGCGTTTTACTGGAGACACGCTTTGTGGGCCTACAGTACGGGGTTCCCCGCTTCTCGCCTTCTTTGCGGCCACAGGCTTTGCCTGTACGGACATCTTTCCAGTCCTCTTTAAACCACCGCTTTAGGGCTTTGCCCTTCTCCGTCTTACGAACGGCCACTAGCTTTCTTCTTCCGGCATTTGGCTATAGCGCCCGAGGCGTACGCAGAAGGGAAGACTTTGTACGATGCCTTCACCTTGCGGTAACAATCATCTTTGACTGTACCACCTTTCTTAAACGTAACGGGCTTCATTTTGCCCATGCCTCGGCACTTCATCATACCATGCGACCCTTAGTGTGGCCTTTTATGCAGGCACCATCACCGCGAACACAACCGCCTTTCTTGTAGGCCGAGTTCTTAGTCATACCGCCCATCATCATCTTCTTAACGGGCATACCAGTCATACCGCCAGCCTTCATTCTCTTAGTATTACAACCAGCCATAATAGCACCTCATTCGGTTTGGTTTGGGTCGGTATTTTTACCGCCTTTGATACCAACTAGAGTGGGCTTTGGTTCGTCCAGTTCTTCTTCGTAGAAGCCCTCTAGCATAAATGCAAATTCTAAAACTTCTTCTGGAGTCCAACGCCCCTTAGAGTAACTCAGAACGGCTAATGAAACATCTACCATCGAGTACTCTAAGTCTTTCATTTGGTTACCATTTTACCTTATCCGCCCAGTAAGCTGCGCTCATTTTACCCTTGGCGATGTTCTTGCCGTGACGGGATTTAAACGATTTGCGCTTAGCTTTCATCTTAGCAGATTCGCCCGATTTGGGTTTACCCGCAGTAGACGCACCTTGCTCACCAAAACGAATGACTTTCTCCTTCCCACCTTCACAAGCCTTAACTACATGAGACTTTTTGGGGTGAGAGGGAGTCCGCTTGGGCTTGTTACAAGCCATCGCTTTCTTGTCAACTTGCTTAGCCATTAGCTGTAGAACACCGTCATTGCAGTAATATTGGTCAGCAGCGTGATTGTTACGTCACTTGCACAACGAATACCATAGTCTGGGATGTTTATAGAGTGCGAATCGTCGGCAATAAAGTCGATGTCCAAAACCGTGCGGCCACCAGCGCCGTCAGTAATAGTCAGCCGACCCGCACCAACGTTACTAGTTAGCACTTGCACTTGGCGTATACGAGCGGGGCCAACCCCTAAGCTGCCAGTACCACCGGCAGTAACCCGTTTGGTTTGAATATCTGAACTAGACATAGGTCTCTCCTCTAGTTAAGTCTAAAGGTTAACCTGCTGAAACAGATAGAGTACCGCCGTCATTCCAGATAGCGCCCGCAACACCCGGATCAGAAGTAGGGATAACGATTACGTTAGCTGTGCCAGTGGCAGAGACGTTTTCTGTAGTAGTTACAGAGCCTTGAAAGCCGTTAGTCGAGATGACCGGGCCTGTAAAAGTGGTATTAGCCATTTGAGAATCCTCACATGCGAGTTAATTTGGGGCGTATCTGTCTGCATGTCGTCAGCCGGGACTGTCAGATACACCGAATGACCCCGGTATAGTCTTACTATATACCATTTCGGAGTTAATTACACAATACTTAAGCAAAAAAAGACCCGCCTGTGGGAGCGGGTCAAGTCTCAAGGGGAACAAAAAAGAACAATCAAAGCATTAGATGTTCACTGCGAAATTGCAGCACCCCCAACATATCACTTAATTCGGTGTTCGTAAATATTCTTTACCCACCACATGAACATATCTTCACCAAGTGTGTGTTTCATAGTATTTACCCTAGCGGCAAGTAGCTGTACGTTTTCCCGTACGTAAGGGCCTTGGGGATTTATGCGGTCTATCGAAGCGTTAAAGTCTTTCTGCTTCCTATCGCCGTAGGTGCCGTCTCTTTGGTGGGTCATGAGCATACCAGATAGGGCACACTTACCGTCTTGCATTTCCCACATGTCAATAACGTCTTCCGTAGTTATTTCGTACTCGATGTCTTGTTTAAGCCGCTGAGATTTTAGTTGGGTGTTTAATACTCGGAGGTACGACTCAGGGGTGGCAGAGGTCTTTCTTGCCCTTTGCAGGGTAACGCATTGCTGACATACCCCTCGTACTTGCCCTTCTTTAAAGGTCTCAAATTGGGATAGCAGTTTAACTTTGTTGCACGAAGTGCACATTCGGGAGCCTTGCGACTCTTTCTTTACTTTAGGTTCTCTAGGCATTTTTGTTTCCTACCCACAAAAGAAAGGGGGCCGAAGCCCCCAATCTTAACACCATTTGCTTACTAAGCGCCCGGTGAACCGAAGATACCCAGTGGGTCAGATACGCCGAAGCTGTATCGCTCACGAGCCTTATATCGGCTGTTACCTGTGTCAAAGTCTGCGTCCATGCTAGTTTGCATAGGTGAGCGGACAAAGTGCTTCAGGCCGTTAGGTACGTCAGTCATCAAGAACCACGCATTGGTGTCAGTCAGGTAGTTATTTACTGTATAACCACCGGGGATTGAACCATTGTTGCGGAGTGCGTTGATGTCGTTATCCGCTGTAGACACACGAAGCTCAGTATCCAACAGGCGAGTAGCAACGAATTGCAGCGCAGGTGGGATTACAAGCTTAGCAGGCTTAGCAGCGATAAGGAGACCGCGCTCATCAGTCCAACCAGCGATCTGGATAACGGCGGCTTCGAGTGAAGTTTCGTTAAGATCGGCTGCAACAGCAGGACGGTTTGAGTTAGTTCCACCAGAAACTAGTGGGTGGTCAGTCGCACACAAAGTCTTGCCATCACCGTAGGTAGAGCCAGCAGCAAAAGCGTTGTTGAGGATGCTAGCACCCTTAACTTGCTTAGTGTAAGCCATACCACGTGCAAGAGCCTTCGTGTAACGTGAAGAGAGTGAATCGTAGAGGTTATCTTCGATTGCTTCCTCAGTTAGCGAGAAGCCCATAGCGATTGTCTCGTGAGTGTAACGAGCAGTCCACGCTTCTTGCGCGTTGTCATACTCGATTGCAGAACCTTCACCCTTAACAGGCGCGGCACTGAAACCGGACAACTTAGTTTCTTCCTCGAAAGAACGGTCAGAAGACTCAGTCTCGAAGATTTCGGCAGCCTCATCGCCATACTTAGCGTATTCGAGACCAAAGAGGGCGTTTAGACCCGGTAGTAGCTCCTTAAGGAGTTGCGCTCTTGAAATAGCCATTTGCTAGTCTCCTTATACGCCAGTAGTTGAATTGTACTGGTGAGTATTGAGCTTAACAATCAACTCAACAAAAGCATCAGCACCAGTTGCGGTATCTGTGACAACATCAATTACTCGCACAGGAATAGTTGCTGTAACAGCATCTGAGCCAGCGAGGACTGATTGTCCAGAATCTCCAGTAGCAGTATCGCCTGCACCTTGTACTACGGCCATGTTAGCGCCGACAACAGTACGGTCTTCTGCGGTTACTGCACCACCACTTGTTACAGCAACTTTAAAAGCCGCCATAGGATCGTCTACTACGATAGCGTAAGCGTCAGTAACGCTAGTGCCGGGGTAGTATTGAGCCGGTGTGAATTGACCCAGAGAATTGACGTATTGAACGCCAACACAAACACCCACCGTAAGACCACTAGTGGTACCGGTGAACTTCTCACATGTGCCCGCCGCTACAGTTTGAACCATGTCACCCGCGAAGATAGCCACGTTGTATGTACCCGCAATAGGAATAAGGCGAGTAGCACCAGCGTAAGGCATACCGTCGATACGGTTGATTGGCTTAAAGCCGTAGGGAGCGCTGACTGTTGGATAAGCCATTGTATATAACTCCTAAAATTTAATTTCCGCTGCCGAAAGTAACCTTCGTCTTCCTATCGTGAAATAGGGGCATACGAGGATCATTTTCGCGCATCAGGTTATTGTCCACAGAGTGAATTTGCGATTCAGCTTGGTGCTGGTAGTAATCGTTTCGCTCTTGGACAAGCTCTACTGGGGCCTTACATAGCATCAAACCGCCAACGATGACATTATCCTTAAACCGTGTATCTGCCACAGCATCAGTAAATATCTCGGGGTGATCTTCTGCACGTACAGGTTCCCAGCCTTCACGTATCTTCGAGGAAATATTAGTGGCATCAGATTGACCGTTGGTCGAGATGCGAACCCAGTGGTAAGTGTATCCGTCTTCGGGGGTGGGATCAGGCAACACAGTAGGTCGCGTCCACGCCGTTTTACGAACCGTCTTAGTACGGGCTTCAAGGTCTCTATCTAGTCTATTTTGAGCCATTATCCTTTCCTCATTAGTTCAGCAGCCTGTTTGGCGTAAGTTTCCAGTGGCACTCCGAGTTTTTTCGCAATAGCTATTTGTGATTGAGTTAACCTAATTTTCTTAGGTCCAGTGCTCCGCGTAGCGGGGGCAACCACATTGCTAGATTTTCTCTGAGTACTAGCTGGTTCATCTTCAATCCCATCATCAAACTGATCGGGAAATACTTGGCGCATACGAGAGTTAATTTTCTCGTAGTAAGTATCTGATTGGGGGTCTACCCCGTCTTTCGTTAACTTGTTATGCAACCCTAAT